GAAAAAGAAAAGTTTAGATTATATGTCAGCACATGAGGTTTGGGACATTCCCACGCCTGTAACCACAAACCCAATATTTTAATGAAAGCGAGGGTATATGCCAAAAACAACTAATAAGCAGACTGTGGCTAAAACAGACGGTTTGTTTGCCACAGCAGAGCAGATTGATAGTAGTGTATTTATACCAATCAATCAGGATACAACGGTTCCATCATCTTGGAATGATAAAGCAAAACAGTCGTGGAAATATTATTTAGAAGAACCACTGGTCAATAATGTGATTAATACTTGGCGAACTTTTGCTATTGGAGATGAGATTAAGGTCAGTGTTGGTGATGAGAATATCAGAGGCGATGCACAAAAACTGTTCAATGATTTAAAATTAAATACTTTTGTCAAAGATATGATATTGCAACTTCTCATCAAAGGTGATGCTGTTGGGTTTAAAGAATATTCATCTGATGGTCAAACCATCTCGAATGCTACCTGCGTAAATCCTGTGAGTGTCAAAGTTAAATATGAGGATGGAGAGTTAACCAAGGCCATTCAAGTTACACAAACCAGTGATGGTGGAATCGGAAAAGAAATCAAACTTCCTGTCAAGCAACTCTGCCATTTTAAATGGAATGCACCTGAGTTTTCTGACAGAGGAAATTCAATGATTATTCCAGCATTTCATGCGATTGGTCTTCTTCGTGATTATAGAAAAGCAGAAAGAGCCATTGCAAAAAGATGGACGACTCCCCTAAGGTTTATTCAGGTGGGTGGAAAATATGGTGATAAGGTGATTATGCCCGATCAGAAAATGCTCAAAGCCATCCGAGACCAGATAAATAAAATGGATTTAAAATCAGGACTTGTCGTTCCATTCTATGTCAAAGCCGAAACCTATGGTAATGAAGGACAGGTTTTAGATACGGAAAAGAAAGTCGCTGAACTCAAAGAAGATATTTTAGTGGCGTTGGGATTATCTAAATCACTCGTTACTGGGGATGGACCCAACTTTGCCACTGCAAATATTGCAATGCGTAAGATGATTATCATGCTCAAAGAAATCAAACAAGTGGCAAGAAATATCTTGGCGTGGATATATGATGATTGGAAAGAATTGCAAGGCGTTGAAGAGAATGTTCAATACTTCTTTTCGGATATGGATTTATCGGATGAAAAAGAAGTTCGTAAAATGCTCATTGAACTTTATGACAGAAATCTTATATCCAAAAATACACTTCAAACCAAAATGGATTTAAATCCACAGATAGAAAAATCCAACCGTGAGCAGGAGAAAAGTTTAGTAGATATGACATGGGATGTAAAAGATATTGTGTCGATGGTGCAACTGGGAATTATGTCAGTGGAAACTTCGCAGGAAATTTTAGGACTAAGTCCAGATAAGGAGAGCAAACGCACCAAAAAATCAGAAGCCAGTGATTTAAATGATATGTTTGAAAGCGGTGAAGTATTTAATACAGAAGAAGAAAATGTATGTGGAGACTGTGTTTATTGGGATGGACAGAAAAATCATTGCCCAGTCCATCTAACTGAAAAATCGTTTGATGACAACATCTGCAGACAATTCTCATTAGGAGAGTTGGATGAGCGACCAAGCGAAAAAAATACTCTCTGAGACTTTAAAATCATATCAAAGTCGTAATCTTTATACTGAAAAGCAAGTGGCTTCAATGGTGGGCATTCTTCAAAAAGGAGAACTGTCCATCAAATCGCAACTGGTTAAGTATTCAGAAGTATCTAAACTTACTCCAGGACAGAAAGTATTCAAGTCACGGCTTAAAGGGTTGCAGAAAGACATATCAAAAACAATTTGGCAGGTTCAAAAAGACCAAACTCTTTTAATAACTACTGCGACAAAATCAAGTTTTCAAAGCGGAGTTCAAAATGGAATTTCGGAACTTAAAAATGCAAAATTCCCACGATGGGACATTTTAAATTCTGAAGATGAAAAGCGACTTGCTAAAAATGTGCTTAGTCTGATTGACCGTAACGCACTTGATTTTATGGTAAGATTTAATATTCAACTGGTGGGTAATGTCAACAAAGAACTTTTAAATGGAATAAGACAAGGTATTACACTTGGGATAATCAAAGGTGATTCCATTTCTAAAATATCGGAGGGTTTGGGAAGTATTATTACAGACTCTAAAACATTTCGTCGTGCAGGAAAAACTATATTTAAATCAGCACAGCAGAGACTTGAACTTATCACCCGAACCGAAACTCTGCGTGCTCATAATCAAGGCAGACTCAAATTCTTTGATACCATAAATGTAAAACGAGTTAAATGGATGGCTGTGGGAGATGAGCGAATGTGTCCGGTGTGTGGTTCACTTGATGGCAAGGAATATAAGATTGATTCAATGCCACCCATTCCTGCTCATCCTGCGTGCAGGTGCACAACAATTGCATCAAGAGCCAAAGTGTGTGAAAGCACTTTAAAGAAGTATGCAGAAACTCGAAATTTGAAATTAGAAACTAATATAAATAATCCGAATTTCCAGTTTCAAGTGTCCAGTTTCAAATCTGCTTTTGCATCCAACCAAAATGTCGATTGCATTTTAATCCCTGAGCAGATTGAAGAATTATCCAAACTTGCTAAACAGGAGAAATCCCAAGTTAATAAAATAATTCAGGGTGGAAAGTATCAACTCTTAAATGGAAAAACACTTCAGAAATTAGCACAGCAACGAGGTATTGCGGTTACCCGAAGTAAAACTGATTTTATTAAACTCTTATCGCCACTTGAACCCCATCTTGATTTAGATAATATGACCACTAAATCTTTGAAATCGCTGATGAAAAAACATCATATTTCTGTGCTTCGCAGTAAAGATGATTTGGTGAAACTACTTAATAAATGGGATAATGCTCACGAGGTACAAATCCCAGACTTTGATAAATGGTCAATAGTCAAACTTCGTGATGAGGCTAAATCCAATGGGATTTCTGTTATGCGAACAAAAGATGATTTAGTGAAGATGTTAGATTCCATTGAACCTGGAGAATCTCACGCTTACCTAAAAGGCAAAGCCCTGCAGGATAAATTAAAACAGTATAATATTGGAAAGGTTCGAACCAAAGAAGAACTCATTGGACTTCTAACAGGAAAAATAAAGCAAGGTCAGGTTGTTTCAAAGGCTGATGATTTGGTTAAAAAACAATTTGCAGAGCAAATCAAAAAAGCGAAGACCGAGTTGAACGATTTACTTGAGAATCTAAAACCCCATGAGATTATTTCAGATCCGTCAGGTCATGGTGAGTTTATGCAAACCTACATCAAAGGCTATGAGATTTTAGCCAAAAACAACACAGTGCTTCTACCTGCGGATATGAATCTGTATATCGGGAAATTGGATTCTGCTCTATCTAATTGGGAGTCTTATATAAATTCACTTACATCAGGGCAACTCAAAAACATTGTCAAAAAAGCACAACTTGGTAAATGGCAATGGATGAACAAAGATGAGATGATTACCATGCTCACGGCGAAAGATTATGAGAGCCAAGAAGTTGCAATGGAATCAGTCATGCTCAAATGGAATAAGTGGAAAAGCAAACATGGAAGTAAAAAACAGGTTAAAGTCAAAAGCGGAAAGCCAAAAGTTGAACCAAAAGCAAAACCTACTTCTAAAATCCAAACCCCAAAAACCAATATCCAAACAGGTTTTAACAAGGTCGATTCTGATTGGAAAAGTTATGAGAGTAGTCAACCCTTTAAGTTTGATGGTAGAGCCGATATTGACGGTGCTCATACTAAGTATTTCTATACAGATGAAAAAGGTGAGCGGTGGTTATTTAAGCCTGTAAGTGAATCATTTCGGGGTCATGGTGATGATGTAGCATATAAAATTGGACGGTTGATTGATAATGATGCTGTGGAAGTTCGCTTTGTAAAACTTAATGTTCCAGGTCGTGGTGAGTTATCTGGCTCTATCCAAAAATGGAAAACTGGTCTAAGACAAGAGTTTGATTTTAGAAATACCCCTGTAACCAAACTAACCAAAGATGAACTTGAACAACTTCAACGAGAGCATGTCATTGATTGGCTCATATCAAATCACGATTCACACGGCAAACAGTTTATCAGGCATAAGAATGGTCAAGTCTATGGTATTGACAAAGGTCAGTTATACAAGTTTATAGGCAAGGATAAACTCGATATAGACTACCATCCCAATAGACAGTGGGGTGAAAAAGAACCGATTTACAACACGATATTTAGGGCATTTCAGGAAAATAAAATCGATGTGGACCTAAATGCTACATTTCATTATCTAAAACAAGTTGAGAAAATTACGGATGATGAGTTTGTTAATATTTTAAAGCCGTATGCAGAAGGCAGATTTGGGAAAAACTCTGCAAATCTAAAAGCATTTTATGAGAGAGCACTTCATCGTAAAAATCATATTAGGCAAGACTTTGAGAAGTATTATTCTAAACTACACTCCAAACGAAATGGCAAGAAAACCGTTTTTAAGTTTGAGGATGATAAAGGAAAGTCAGGTATAAAACTTACCAAAGATGCTGAAGACATTGTCAAAGATGCATCCAATTCAGGTTGGCAAGGAAAGGCACTTGCAGTTGATGGTGATGACATTGAAGATTTAAATGGACTGGTGTATGTGGAGAAAATTAAAGGTACCAAAAAAACACAGGTAAATCTAAGACTCAAAGTTCGACCTGAATCAGAGAAAAAATTATTATCGATTCTTGATGATACGCCAAACACCCTTTCTGAAATCAAGGGCAATCCCTTAAAAGAAGATGATTTTTATTCAGATATTTTAGCAGGAGTAAAAACCTTAAACCATCATGTAAAAAAGGGTGATTTTGATTATAATAAAACCACGATTGATAAACTTAAAGAATTAAAACCCAACCTACAGGCATTAAAGAATAGCACAGATACTGAAATATCGCAAATGGCAAAAGAATATTTGACTGCGGTGAATAAAGTGTTAAAAGGAGTGAAGGATAATAAAAAGTATAGAGGACATTTCTCGCAATATTTAAGAAAAACCACCAAAGCCACTTCCAAGAAAAAAGATACCTTGCCATACAAAACACAGAAAGTTTTGTATGAGCATAAGCAGAATAAAAAAGGAGATATCATCATTGAGAAAACTGTAGATGATGATTTGAAGAAAGTAATGCGAACCGATTGTTCGAAAGATGGGATCGAATATCGCATTGATTTAGGTGATGATATACAGGCGGTCTATAAACCCTGGACAGATGGAAACTATTATGCTCACAGCGGAGAATTAGAACTTAAAATAACAGGCACTGCCGATAGTAAAACAATCGAGAGACTTATTGATAAATTAAATGATTTGGGTCTTGATGGAAGATTGGCATCGCCTGAGGATCAGGAACTTGTGTATTTGTATAAGCAAGCATATCTTGTTAAAGAAGACACTTCACCTGCATATAAAAAAGTGATTCGCAGTTTAGATAAAGCAAATGCGACGAAAGAACAACGTATTAAGGCACTTCGAGGATATTGGGCAGACAAACTGGGTGTAGATGATATTTCTTCACTTCCAGATTATAAACCTTATGGGGATTATGCATTAAGTGGCAATGGTGTGAGAAGTGGTGTATTCTCAGAGTCTGCTGGATATCGTGAGTTTTACAGGTTTGATATTCCAGAAAAAGAATTTGAGAAAAAATTAAAAGGGATTGGCCTGTTTCATAATTTTACCAGTGGCAGAGATGTGGTAAAAACTATTGACCAGATATTATCCAATAATGGTGCAATGATTTCTACGGTGGAGAAAATAAGACTGGGAATCCCTGTTGGTGGAATGAGTCCATTATCTGATATGGGAACAGGTGGGGCATCATATTTTTTCACACGGATACAAAAACTGCCAAGCAGTTCACATTCAGGTTCAAGTGGACTCTATTTTAAGAATAAACTTCTGCGAAGAATGGACAGCATTACGTATGAAGGAGATAAATATGGAAGAGTTACAGGGAATACCGTCAGAAACAATCGAAAATACTCTGTGTTAGGATATAAACAAATGCTAAATAGAAGTTCAGATGAAACGATATTCAAAAACTCGGTGAGTTTACTTGAAAATATTGATGTGATTAATGTGGGTTCATCTTCATCAAAACAGGAACTTATCCAAGTATTTAAAAAGCATAATATCAAGAAACTTCCCGATGGTCGTCGTATTGAAGATGTAATTTTAGTAAGTGGAAGAAGGTAAGAATAATGGATTTACAACAGATAATAATAGATGAGAAAAACAGGGTAAACGAACTTATCCAAAAGAAGATGGATTCAAGTCGGTTTGAAAAGTTAAAATCCACTGATGAATATGTAATTAAAAATATCGATGAATTTAAAGGTGAAGATATTGGTGGATCTCTTTTGGTCTATGACCATTCAGGTAAAACACCGTTTGATACTAAGCATCATGTTATTACAAGTGTTATTGATAAAATTGAAGTCGTTGAAGTGGTCCCACAGATTGGTAAAACTGGAGAACTTGTAGGTTTTAGATATTATGCTATTTGGTCTGACTTTTGGTTTCTAAATGGAATGCAATGTAGCCATGTGGGGTGTTTTACCAAGATTGAAGAAAACAACGGAATCTATTTTACAGGTCTTGGTGATAATGAGCAAGGTCAATACGATTTACTGCTTACCACCATTGAAATGGAAATCGATGAAAGGCAAGCAGAGATGGTCAAAGAATGGATTGATTATAAAAAGCAATTTCCTGATAGAATAAAAATCGCCAGAAAATCTGTTTATGCAGAGTATTTACCAATTATTGAGAGGTGGATTAATGGCTAAAGTATTTCAGATGAAGCAATACAAATTGATTAATGATAAGTATGTAGAAATCGGACTTTGGACAATGCCAGAGGACAGGATGGGTTTAGAGATTGAGATTGATGATGCCTACCCTGAAGAACAAGAAGAAGCCAATTGGATATTAAACAGATTAGTAGACTCATATCCACTCCCTGAAGATTTTTTAGAATACCATCAAGAACAGAAAAATGGCTATGATGGTATGATGGGTAAAATTGTTAAAAAAGCGTAAATATCGCTTGTGTATTGTCGTAAAAAGTAATAATATTAGGCGACAGGATAAGTATATATGAATACAATATCAGACAAAATAATTAAGAGAATTCAGCGTAAAGGACGCGGTTGGACATTCTCAACAGTTGATTTTCAAGATTTAGGAACTCGTAAAACAGTTGACCAAAATCTAATTCGATTGGTGAATGGTGGTGAAATCCGTCGTGTTATTCGGGGTATATACGATTATCCTAAAATAAGTAAATTCGGTGAAATGCCACCGAATCCATTCAGTGTTGCTTTAGCGTTAGCAAGAAGTACTGGTGAAGATATTCAAGTAACTGAATCTAGGGCTGTAAATGCACTTGGTTTATCGAATCAAGTTCCTGCAAAAATTATTTATTATACAAATGGAACGACACGAAAGCGAAAAGTTGGGAATCAAGTTATAATATTTAAAAGAGCACCTAAAAAAGTAATTGGAGCAGGTAAGATGGCTGGACTAGTGATACAGGCTATTAGGTATTACGGAGCCAAGAATATCAACCAATCTATTCTTAGTCAAATAGTAGAGAAAGTTAAAACAGAGGATTTAATGGAGTTAAAAAAAGAAAAAACAAATGTACCCGTTTGGTTACAAGAATCAATAGACCAGTTGATTGCTCAGGCATAAAAATGGATAAAATAGCACAATTTAAAAGTATCGACCGTGAACATTTAATCCGATTGACTTACGGTCAAAATGATTCGATTATCCCTGTGATTCTTGAGAAGGATTTTTGGGTTGTTTGGGTTTTAAAACAAATTTCTGAACTCGATATTTCTAAACATCTTTGTTTTCGTGGTGGAACAAGTTTATCGAAAGTTCATGGAGTAATCGATAGATTTTCTGAAGATATTGATTTAGGTGTTGATAGATCATTTTTTGATTTTGATGAAAATGAATTAAAACAATGCACAACTTCAAGTCAGGCTGACAGGGTATTGAGACAGTTAAATAGAAAAACAAGACAATATTTGAAAGATGAATTAACACCGATGTTAAGGAAAAACTTTAGTAAGATACTTGGTGATAATGATTGGGAAATTGATTTTGTTCATAAAGATAGGCAATATTGGATATTCTTCCGTTATCCAACCTGTTTAAGCCCTGAAGATTACGGTGGATCAGGTTATGTTAAACCAGAAGTAAAACTTGAAATATTATCACGGACAGAGAATACACCGTCATCATTGCACCAATGTACATCATATATTTATCAATATTTTCCTAAGCAATTTCAAGAAGGTATTTGTCATATTAATACCATTAGTTTGGAGAGAACTTTTTGGGAAAAGGTAACAATGCTTCATAAAGAATTTAACCAAGAAAATATAACTTCTGAGCGATTGTCAAGGCATCTGTATGATATTTATATGATTAGTAAAATGAGTCGTTTTAAAGAAATTGTGTCAAATGATTCACTTTTAAGAGAAGTTATTGATCAAAAGAATAAATATTTCAGACAGCCTACTGCAAACTATGAAACGATTTATCAAGGAAAATTAAAACTTATTCCCGATGGGGATATGTTAGATCAAGTAAAATCAGATTACTCTGATATGCAGGAGATGATTTATGGTGAATATCCTGAGTTCGACACACTCATTACCAAGTTAAAATCATTAGAAAATAAAATAAATCAGATGATGTAACAGTTTGTTTTAAACACCAAAATAGTTGTATATTTACCACAGCATTTGACGCAAGTATTTAGTCGATAGCAGGTATTTTACCCGTTAGTGTTTGAGAAGAAATTAAAACACAGCGGGTTTTTTGTTTTTATGACCTACCGTTAAGCCTGACCAGGCACCCGCAAAACTGGAGATTTAAGGATGGCCAGATTTGCATAATATCCAAGACTATGAAGTAGCGAAGTTTCTTACAGCAGATTATTTGCCTGTGGAATTACTTGATGCCAACTCTGATAAATCAGATGTTGATGAGGCATCAGATCTTCCTAAGTATATCACCAATTACATTGGTTCTAAACAGAAACTAATTGATTGGATATGGTCAAATACACCAAAGGATGTAAAATCTGTCTTTGATGCATTTGGCGGTTCTAATGTGGTTGGTTTTATGTATAAACGCAAAGGACTCAAAGTTGCCACAAACGATGCTTTAAAATATTCCTATCATATCTCCCGAGCCATCATTGAGAATAATTCTACTAAGCTTACAAATGAAGATATTGAGAATCTAATTATTCCCAAATCCAATACAGGTGATTTTATACGAAGAAATTTCAAGAACACATTTTTTACACCTGAAGTCTTAAATATTTTAGATGGCCTGCGAGCCAATATTGACCTGCTTAAAGGTTATAAAAAAGACATCGCTCTATTTGCACTGGGTAAAACCTGTATTTCAGGAAAAGGTGGATTTGGGCATTTCTCATCTACAACAATGCACGGTAAACGAAGATTTACCAAAAATCAATTTATAGAATTATACAAATCCAATCTCCAACGCATCTCTGACCTTGTTTTTGATAATGGACAGGATAACAAAGCATTTAACGGTGATATTTTAGAAGTAGCACCACAGGTTAAAGCAGATTTAGCATATTTCGATCCACCTTATGCTACACATTTTTCCACTACCAATTATGAGACCGCTTACCATTTTGTAGAAGGTTTAATGACGATGTGGAAAGGGAAAGAAATTAAAGAGGATTCTAAAACAAAATCCTACCAAGTATCTTCTAAAACTGTTACACAAAAGACAGCCAACGAGTTTTTTGAAAAATATTTAAACGCTTCAAAGCACATCAAATATTGGATTATATCTTACCGAGACCAAGCCTATCCATCTGAGCGAGAAATCAAGAAAATCATTGATGATGTAAATAAAGATTCACGAATGAAAAGTCGTGACCACCATTATTCAATCTCATCAGATCACGGAGAAAATAGCGATGCAAAGGAACGCATCTTTATCTGCGGTCCAAGAGGATTTTTAGTGAAGGATAAGGTTAAGGCTGAGGTTAAAGTTGAGAATGAAGAACCCAGCACCGAGAACCAAGAACCCAGGATCCCTGAACTTGATTTTCTATTCTCTTTGGCTTCTCGTCGAAGTGGTTATGAGAATGAGCATACGCAGGATAAAACACGAGTGTCTGGTTATATGGGAAGCAAATATTTTGTGCTTGATTGGATATGGCGGTCTGTTCCCAAAGAATTAAAAGAAAATCTCAAAGGCAAAGTGTTCTTTGATGCGTTTTGTGGTGGAGCCAATGTGGCGTATTATTTCAAGCAGAAGGGTTTTAAGGTTATCACAAATGATAGCCTTGATTTTCCAACTCACATTGCCAAAGCCGTTATTGAAAATAGTTCTGTAAAACTTTCAGATGAAGATGTAGAGAGTTTACTTAAAGAAAATACTTCTGCAGG